CTAATCCCTTTTTACAGCCAACGGGTTTAATGTGACCGCACTTTCTAAATGCGATGGCGCGAAATGTGCATAACGCATTGTCATTTCGATCGTAGAGTGACCGAGAATATCCCGCAAAACTAAAATATTTCCCCCGTTCATCATAAAGTGGCTTGCGAAGGTGTGGCGCAGGACGTGGGTTAGTTGCCCTTTTGGTAGGTCAATACAGGCGCGATCCACGGCGTTTTCAAAGGCTTCGTAAGCGTCGCCGAATAATCGTCCGCGACGTTTTGGCAACATATCATAAAGTTCACGGCTGATCGGGATTGTGCGGTTGCGGTTGCTTTTGGTGTTGATATAGGTAATTTTGTACGGGATAACTTGCGATTGTTTAAGTTGTTCCGCCTCGCTCCAACGCGCCCCCGTGGCTAAACAAATGCGGGTGATTAGACCCAAGTCACGATTGCGTGAGTTATCGCACTCCGCAAGCAGTCGGCGGATTTCGTCAGACGACAAAAACGCTAATTCCGTTTCCTTTTCTTTGTATAGTCCGATCCCTTCTAACGGGTTTCCGCTTTCCCACTTCCCAAGGCGTTTCAATTCGTTGAAAACCGCCCGTAAATAGGCGTGTTCGCGGTTGATTGTGGCTTCTTTTGGTGGGCGTTTAGAGTCTTTCGAAAACTTCCCGGCAAGGCGTAATTTTCGGTAATCGGCGAAATCTTCGCGGCTAAATTCGGCGACGGGCGGGTCGCCGAGGTGGTCGCATAGGTTTTTCAATTTTTCCAAGCGTGCCGCGCCGTCGTTAAGCGTTTGCCCGTGTAAATCGAACCATTCTTGCACGAAAAAACTAAGCGGCGGCGAAGTTGGGTTTTCGGCGGCATCTAACGAAACGGAAACCGTTTCGGAGTCGGAGAATTGTACCGCAGAATGTTTGTTTTGATTGAAAAAACGCAAGGCTTCGCCCTTGGTCAAAAACCACTTACGAACGCGCTTGCCGTTTTGGTAAAACTCCGCAAGCCATTTATTGCCTTTTGTTTTGTCGCGCCGAACTGCCATTTATTTGCATTTCTCTTTAATTGCATTTTCAAGATCTTGAATAAAATTTCTATACACCTTTACATTTTCTTTATACTTGGCTCTCTCTTGAGATGTTTTTGCATTAATCATCCACATTAATTCATTTGCTAAATTTCCAACCGCTACTTTTCCATTGGAAGCATAAAACAAAAGTTCCTCATCTTCAGCAAAAAGAGGTATTGGAAGTTGATATTTGGCTTTAAATTCGGTGAGTTTTGGGTTAAATAAAATTGCTTTACGATCTGAAAACTTTTTAGGATCAGCTTTTTTTAAATCAGGAAAAGGGGAAATTAAGAAATTAATTAATTCTTCTCCATCTTGCAAAATGCCTTTAGAGATAAGACATTGTTCATTCAATGGAATTGCTTTACGTTTTTCTTGCTGAGATTCTTCGGATAAGATCTGATCTATTTCTTTTTCAGCAGAAATATTTTTTAACTCTTGCTCTATTCTCTTTTGATCTTTTGCTATTGCTTCTTGTTGTAAAACTTTTTGATTATGAGCTTTTATTTCGTCGGAGTTGGCACGCAAAACACTATAAATAGCAATAACACAAAGACCAATAGTTAACCACTTCTTTTTTTTAGTCATTACACTCTCTCCATTTTCAAAATCACTTTCCCGACAATCTCTATATCCCCCACGTCGCATTCAAAAGAAAATTTCCCGCCGTCTAACCGCACTTTGCCGCCGGGTAGAACAGTGATGTAACGCAATAAATGGGAATTTTCGACGATGACGAAATAATCGCCGTCAGTCAGTGTGCCGTAATCGGCATTGATGAAATAGGTGCGGTTGTCTTCAACCACACAAGAAATTTTGTCGTAAGCCACACGGCTTTCTAAATTCGGTAAGTATGTGAGAATAAAGGGTTTATTCTCCATCATGAAAGGCTTGCCATTTTCTAGCTTGATTGTATGAAAATATTTCATATCAAGCGAATTATCAAAAATTGGCTCTTCTCCGTATGCTACATAATCCAGTCTTGCGCCCGTTTCTTGAACGCAACGTATTACAAGTTCGGCGGGGAAAAAATTACGTTTAGCCCAAGTGCCAAAGGTACTGTGCGGCATTCCTAAGTGTTCGGCGAGTAGCTTACGATTTGCAAAACCATACGCCTCCATGATCCGAGAGATAACCTCTTTTCCGCCTGTAAATTCTTTCATTGGATAAATTGACCCTATTTTTCATGTTGACAGGGTCAAATGACCATTTGTATTATTAAAGGGTCAAACGACCTGTCGTTCATATTCGTTTATATTCGTTCAAGAGGATAATACAAAATGGAAAGTCAAAATTCAATTTGTATATACATACAGGTAGATAGCCCATATCTACCCGCTGAGGAATACGCCCGCCGTAATGGTATTTCGGTGAAAGCTGTGCGCGACTTGGTGCAGAAGGGGGTATTGCCGACCCGTCCACGGGAAAGCAAGAAAGAAAAAATCTTTATTAACATGATCGCCTTAGCGCGTGAAGCGTCGGCGCAACAATAAAAAACCGCACAAAAGTGCGGTCAGTTTTAAAAATGTTTTTCTAGGGGTGGAAAAATGAGAAATCAAGAAATCAATGTATTAATCAACAATTTCAATCTATTCATTCGTGAACACGCGGCGAAATCAGCTTCGCAAAATACGCCTCCGCGAGGTCAGCAGATTCGGGATGTGTTCGCGCAATATCGTCAACTTCCGCCAGAAGTTCATGCTCAAGTTGGGCGCTCAATTCAGGATATTTTGCAACAACACGGCATAGACAGCCCAATAGCTTATCTTGTAACGCCGTTTGAAGAGCCAACTGATTTAGACGTTCTTCGTCATGTAATGGCTTATTTTGATTCTGATCGTTCATGCGATGCCCTTTTGAAATTTGCTATGAAAATGCGCCGTTTAGCATACATCAGAAAATACGGCAGAAGCAAGTAAGGCGGCTGCCATGTTATACGCGCAACACAGAATCAATGAAATCAACAAAAACACGCCGGAATATATCGCCCACTTAATGAGCGATGAACATCAAGAATTGTTAGCGTCAATCGCGCGCAAACACATGATTGATATTCGGCACACCTTGCACCAAAGCAAATTCGCCGTTGAACGGGCATTTGATGGATTAGCAAAGGAAAAGAAAGCCGTCATTTTGGCGTATGCCAACACCGATACCGCCGACTTATTAGACCCATATTCACGGGGCTATAAGCTCCGCGAATATACGCCGGACGGACAAGAAAAAATCGCCAAAGCCATTCGCGGATTGCGCGAAATCGTCAACGAATTTCCGGCAAATATCACAATCGCCGATTTTAAAAAAATTGATAAAGGGGTGAGTTATGCAAAATCAACTAATTAATAAGGCACGCATTAACGTCAATGTTTGCCAACAAGCGATCTTTTATTGGGAAGACAGCCAGGACGTTTATTTGACTTTTGCCACCCGTGAACCACACCGGCGCGAATTTTGGCTAAAAAAAGCGGACAACGCGAAAACACAGGCAATGCTAATCCATTGGCTACTCAATGAAATAGAACATATTCACTAAGAGGAAAACACAAATGCAAGAAATGCACATTATCGAAATTACACAACAGTATCAATTAGGCGTTATTGACGGTTGTTTTGTGGTTTACCGGCTAAAAGACGGCGACCGCCATCAAATTAAACAATCAAAAAGTTTCGAGGAAATCTTGAGTTTTATTGTCAGCATTGAACTACAAGATGACCGCGTTGCAACCGTTGAAGATGTGCTGATTCGTCATAAGGCAATATGCGACGAAGTGAAGGGCGCAATCGATAAGGCGCAGGCATTGGGCGCATAAAAATACTTTTTTTATTCATTATCATTAATTTAATTCATACAAAATTAAAATATTATGAATCAGACGAATTTAGCCTTTCAAGAATCGGCGCGAGAAATTGCGCCGGTATTGGCAGAAAGTGCGGTAAAAAAATACCGCGCTTTGTCTGATTCTGATCGTAAAACCGAATTACAACTTGAGCTATTCGACACCGTGCCGGATAGCTACAACTATGTTGAGAAAACCCTTGCCGCCCTTCCGCGCCAACGTCAGCGCGAATATTTTCGGAACCTTTATTTAAAACAATATCACAGCGTTAAAAATGACGGTTCGATCGCATTTAAAGCCGGCACGGCACAACAACGCGCCGCGAACTTATGGTTGCGCGAAACCGTGGAACACCGCTTAAAAAAAGTGTTCAACCGTTATCAAATTAACCTCAATTTTATTTATGCCTTTAAGCATTCGCCGAATTGGATGTTAGACATCGAGGACGAGATCCGCGAGCAACTGACACACGTCACTGTGCCAACCCGCGAGGGCATAAAACAGCGTAATCTCACCAAAAAACAACTTGATAACTTTGATAAATACAGCAAAAAACAAGCGCAAGACGCGCGATTTCCGTTTTATTTGTGCACCGAAGCTAAATTAAAAAACATGGCGTATGAGTTGGCACACTTGTTTCAAGTGAAACAATATGAATTTATTGAAGAATTTATCCAAAACGGCGAAACCTACGACAAAGCCCAAGCCGACGACATTATTTTAAAACTCTACAAACAACTTGGGCAGGCGTGCGAAGCTATTGGTTTTGAAATCCCCCATTGGGCGCGCTATTGCGACGGCAAGAAAATCAAGATGGAGCGCATCGACGTCGCACTATGTAAAGTCGCCGATGAAAAATACTGGTTTGGCATCATGAAAACCACGCAAAAACGCATGGTGGAACATATCGCCATTGCGTGCGGTGAGGTGCGCAAACAGGCAAGCAGTTACATATCGTATAAAGGTTTTATCGATTGGCACAACCAAATCAAGAAAAATCATGACTATTTAAAAGCCATGATCATCGAAAACGTGGACGATCCGGAAGAACAAGCTGAACTATTCGACACGTTTTTAAAATCGTCAGCCAACCCCGCATTACGCCGTAATGAAATGATGGTGCGTTTGCGCGGAATTGAAGAATGGGCAGAAGAAAACGGCAACGAAGCCTTATTCTTAACCCTTACCGCACCATCTTCATTTCATGCCACCCACGCCGACGGCCGCAATAACAAAAAGTGGCAAGGCAACAGCCCAAGAGAAACGCAGGAATACCTGAAAGAGGTTTGGGCACAATATCGCGCCCTACTCCACAAGCGCAAAATCAAATTTTACGGTATGCGCGTTGCCGAGCCACACCACGACGCCACGCCGCATTGGCATATTTTGTTTTATGTCAAAGCGGAACACAAAGCAGAAGCCACTCGCCTGTTTAAACTTAAAGCCTTGGAGTTGGACGGCGACGAATTGGGCGCGAAAAAACACCGTTGCCGCGTAGAAGAATGCGACAAAGCGAAAGGCAGTGCCACCGCCTACATTTCAAAATACATTTCGAAAAATATCGACGGTTTTGCGTTGGACGATGAAAAATCCGACGAAAACCCGAATTTATCCTTACGCGACAATGCGAAACGCGTGCGCGCATGGGCGAGTATGTGGGGCATTCGTCAATTCCAATTTTTTGGTGGCGCGTCCGTGTCTGTATGGCGCGAATTACGCCGATTGGTTGAGGGACAATCCGACGATGAATTAATCGAAAAAGCACGTATTTGTGCAGATCACCCGTGCTTTGCCAGTTATTTGCAAATCCAAGGTGGCGCATTGGCGAGCCGTAAAGATCAGGCGATTAAATTAGATTATGAGCAAACCAAGGAAAACCGCTTCGGCGAAATGCAGAAGAAAATTAAGGGGGTAAAAAATGCTATCAGTTTTAAATCGGTAGTTAGTCGCGTTAAAAAGTGGGTTATTAAAAAACGCCCAACCGAGCGGAGCGAGGCTAATAAAAAAGCGGGCATCGCCCGCCTTGGACTTGTGTCAGTAACTGTAACCGCCGAAAAGCGGGCGGAATTGACCAAAAAAATAAAATCATTATTAGAATCCACGCATTTTAGACCGCAACCGGAACAAATCGATTATTTAATAAACAATGGACGATTGGTTTTAGACAAAGTTCGGTCAATCGAGATTATCAATAATGATCCAATTATCACGATCAAGCGTGAGCCACTGATTTTAGACCAAATCAGCGAGCCGCCGTGCTTGTCGAATTTAAGAAACTTAAATAGAAACTAGGGGAAATTATGGCTTTGGGATTATTTAATAAAGTAAATGAAAAAGAACCGGAATTAATAACCGATGGTATTAATGCAAAATATATCGTGTTGAGATATTCAAACGCTTTTAAGGAGTACAGCGTAGTGATTGAATCCAAAGCGGGATTATCAAAACAAGATGCAAAAACTGTTTACGAATACGAAGTTAAATTCGGCAAACAGGATCCAAGAAATTTAATGATTGTTAAAGTTGAGGATTAAAAATGGAAAGAGAAATTACAGACAAAGAAAGATTAGATTTTATTCAAAATAATAAAATTTCAATTACTTATTTACATGATACGAAAGAATTTCAAATGGTGCGAGTAATCCCCGGCGATTGGATTATTCAAGATCTTGTATATACGAAAGAAATCCGCGCCGGAGTGGATAAAATGATTGCTTATAACGTCACAGAACAATTAGATGATTTAAGGAATAAAAATGATTAAATCCAACACACCGAAAAACATAAAAGACTTATGGGCGACGCCGTTATGGTCATTTCTTTATGCTGAATATTATTGGCAAATCCGTTTTGATTTAGACACGTGCGCATTGCCGCATAACACCAAAGTGAAAAACTTTATCAGCCCGGAACAAGACACCCTAAAAACCGACTGGAACGGAAAATATTGTTGGATGAATCCGCCGTATAGTAACCCGTTGCCGTTTGTGTTGCGCGCCATCCAACAAAGCGTCTTGCATAATAAAACCGTGGTCATGTTGTTGAATGTGGATACCTCTACGAAATGGTTTGATATGTGCATCAGAAACGCGAAAGAAATCGTGTATATCACCAATGGCCGGATCCCGTTTATCAATAGCGACACCGGGAAAGAAACCGACCAAAATAATAAGCCGCAAATGTTGGTATTGTTTGAGCCGAAAACGCCTTACGGGTGTTTGAAGTCCTCTTATGTGTCATTGCATGAGATGAAAGAAAAGGGCCTACAACAAATGGAGTTAAAAGCGGCATGATTTACCAACCCTTTAAACATATCCCGCCCTATCGTAAGGGCGGATATGACTTGCCACCGTTGCCGGATAAAAATAAAAAAAAAGATGAAAAAATAACTCTAATAACTCTAAAATGCTTGCAATCTAAATTTATAGAGTTATAATAACCCCAACTTAAAACAAAAGAGGTTAAGAAGGTGGAAAGTGAAGAAATTATAAAAAAACTCAAAAAAGACGGTTGGTATCTTGTGGCAACAAAAGGCAGTCATCATCAGTTTAAACATGATACCAAAGCGGGACGGGTTACAGTTCCGCACCCGCGAAAGGATTTACCGATAAAAACAGTAAATTCAATATTAAAACAAGCGGGGCTGAAATAAGCCCCCTTAATTTATAAAATAAAAATTATAAAAAAAATCAAATTAATTATGGAAACCATGGAGAAAAATGTAATGTTATACCCAATCGGAATTGAAAAAGGCGATCAGGATCATGCCTACGGTGTGATTGTGCCGGATGTGCCGGGCTGTTTTTCAGCGGGCGATACTTTAGAGGAAGCCTTTAGAAATGCACAAGAAGCAATCGCATTTCATATAGAAGGATTAATTGAGGACGGCGAAGACGTGCCATTGCCAAGCAATTTAGAAAGCTATATCAGCAACGAAAAAGAATATGCCGGCTTTACTTTTGCGCTTGTTGATGTGGATTTAACCCAATTAATGGGCAAAGCGGAAAAAATCAACGTCACGCTGCCTAAACTATTAATTAGCCGCATTGATCGTTATGTGGCAAGTCATCCGGAATATAAAAACCGCAGTAATTTTCTTGCAAAAGCCGCCACAAACGCGTTATTAACCGCATAAAAAAAAGCCGCTATTAAGCGGCTTTTTCTCCATTCAATAATTGTCTGATTTTCTCTTTGTCATCTTCGGAAAGTCGGTTTAACGTCAACGCTAAAAGCTGATCTTTTGTCAATAAACTGGATTTTGTGGAATGGCTAAACTCAAGATTCATTACAAATTTATGACCACAATCGGGGTTTTTGCAAGCACAATAAAGCCGACTAAATTCACTGTGAATTCGTTCAGTACGCTGAATCACTGCTCGTTTATTACAGACTTTGCAATAAATATCTGTTGTTCTTGCCATTTTTAACACATTCCCCAAATAATCTCGCGCAGAGATTTTAACAAAAATATGTTTATATATACAGTTCTTTTAGGCGTTTTTTTAAGCAATAAACCGTTATTTTTCGGGCGTTTTAAACTTGACTTTTAGCCCCAAACCGATTTCATGATCATTGTTGATGGTTTCGGCGATAATCTCTTGCAGGGGTTGGATTTCGTCTTTTTGATACGTTTCACGGTATTTCATCGGGTCGCCAAGTCCGCCCGTGTTAGTCGGGATAATGCCGCCTAAACCGGGTGGAAATCGGTGTGCGGTGAGCACGTCTTGCGCCGAGATATTTTTAATGTTCGCAAATTCGTCTTTGGTGCCGGTGTCGCCAATCGGGATCACTTTCAGCCCGTCTGGGTGACCGCCCGCAATGTTGACAAACATCGATTTAAAGTTGCCGACGCCTTTTGAATCAGCGATTTTTTTTGCGATTTCGTCTTCCATTTCCTCTGTTAAATCGGGGTCGGTGGAGTACAAAATAAAGCCCATGTGAGCACCGTTGCTAAAATAGCGGCGGCGAAACACGGTTGCATCAGAATTGAGTAACGCTGATTGAATGCCGCCCACGTAGTCGGGCGATCCGTAAATTTGTTGCATCGGGTCGTAGAGCTTAATAAAAATAATGTCTTTTTCGTCATATTCATAAATTTCTTGCGCCGAATCATACAGGCTTTTTTTCATCAAATACGAATACCCGCCGTCACGTTTTCGGCGCAGATAAAGGGACGAAAGCACGTGCAAGCGCACCACTTGCCCAAAGCCATTGCGGATTTTTAACAGCCCCACGTCGCCAAATTGAATCAGATTAAGGCATAGCGCGCGCATATCCATGCGGGATAACGCCTTGCCGCCTAAATAGCCCGCACTAACCATGTTTGCGCGACTGTGTAAAATGCCGCCATGTTGTGCGTTTTGGTGAGGTAAACGAGCAAGTGCATAGCGATTAATTGGCGGTGTATAACAGTTGTATTGAGTATCATAACCGACGCCCAAATAATCCAACGCGGGGGCCGCACTGATCGAAAAAGTGCGGTCGTGAATCGGAATGATTGAAAAACTTTTTGCATCAGGGTTTTTCGGTTTTTGGCTTGTTTTTTTCATTTAGTTTATTCTCCATCCGCGCCCTTTTCGGCGTGGTTTGTCGGTTAAAGATTTGCGATTAATCGCATTACAAATTGCAAAAAATACGTCGGCGTGTTGCGTTTTTACGGTGCGTTCCGCCGTAAATGTCATGGTGTTGCCCGATTTTGTGGATTGGTGTTTAATCATTAAAAAACTAGGCACAATATCAAGCTCATTTTGATCCCATTGCAAAAGGTTATGCTCAACCAAATCATGCACTTTGAGCACCATTTCTGACTTGCTGTCTGGGTTATACACAATCGGCACCGCCGCACGGCGTGCAAACTCTTTGATATTTTCATACACCGCAAGCCCGACGCCGGTCGCGTCAATGCCGATATAGGTCATGTTATATTTTTCGAATAACTGCTTAATTTGATTGGCTTGATAACGATACGATAAGCCGTGCCACTGATAGCGCGCCAACACGCGATAGAGTTCGCCCTCGATTGCAGGCGGGGCAACAATCACAAAACTTGCGCCATCGCCGGTTTGTGCCGGGTCATACCCGCCCCATACTTCACGATTGCCAAACGGGCGATCGGCTTTAGGGTCAAAATCTTTCCATTTTGTAATATCTACGCCACATTTCAGCAATTCTTTGATGGTAAAAATAGAATCGGCGTCGTCTATCCATACACACATATAAAGCTGATTAAACGCGTATTTGTTATAGCGTAATTTCAGCTTTTCGATATTAAATAACGTGTCCGCCCCGCCTTTTAGCGCGTCTTCAATGGTGACGACGTATCGCCATTGACCATCAGGGCATAACCGCCCGCCGTCGCGCATTTCATCAAAAGACGGGAAAACCACGTTTTTACGTTTCGGATCACCCTCTTTCCACGATTCGCCCGACCAAAACGCATAGGATTCGTGAAATTTCGATGATGGCGTGGTGAAATAGGTTTCACGCCATTTTGCATGTGTCGCCATTGCGGAAGCGACGTCATTAAACCGCTGAAAATCACGCAACCACGCGTATTCGTCGCCGTAAACATGGCCGCTGTTACCCTGTGAGGTGTTTTTGTTGGTCGATAAAAAATGCAGTTCCGCGCCGTTGCTTAAAATGATCGGATTGCCTTTTAACTCTACGTTAAAGTATTGCCGCGCCATTTTGATGATGTACGTTTTAAAAATTTCGGCTTGGCGTTTTGATGCAGATAAAAATATTTGGTTGTCACCGCTGAAAATGGCATCTTCCAAGGCTTCAAAACTAAAATAGTATGTCGCCCCAATTTGGCGCGATTTTAAAAGATTGCGGATGTCGTGGTGCTTGTTGTTGCGCAAGTGTTTTTGATAGCCGAAAAGCGAATCAATAAACGGCTGACACATTTCGGGCGTAATATGCGAAATGTCATTTTTTACGTTGCCTTTGCGTTTTTTCTCTTTTGCGTCGCCGCTGTCGGCAAACCCGCCGGCACCGCACGCCGAAACGTCGCGCATTTCGACCGCACTTTTCGCCTTGGCGATTTGCGTCGCCCGTTGCTTTTTATATTGCAAGTCTTTATCGATCAGCGATTCCAGTTCTTTAATTTCCTGATCGCTTTTATTTTCCCGTTCCGTCAGCGTAATAATTCTAAGCGCGATCAATTCTTCGATCCCGCTTTCGCTGATTAAATTGCGCCAGTTGTATTTCTCCGCCCAATAATAAATCGGGCGCGTGCTATTCAGCTTTAATTCAGCCGCGATTTCTTTCGGCGAATATTGCTTTAAATAAAGGAATTTCGCCGCGTAAATCAATTCATCATCATAGCGTTTTGTTTTTCTTATTCTTAGCTTTGATTCCGTCATATTTGCCTGTGCTGTGGTTATTTTGGGCGTATTGTGGCAACAAAAACGGAATATTTTTAACGGTCATTTTCGGATTTATTCGGATATAACGCGCCTTCGGTTTATAGCCGAAGATAGCCGATTTTGGGCGCGTGATTTTTCTTATTTTTTGCATAAAACTAGCCGCAATTAATTAACCACGGGCATTTTTTAACAATGAAAAATAGCAAACTTAGAACAGATTTTATTTGTATCGCCACTTCCGGGCATACCGTTGACGGGCGACAAATCACCCCGCAAGAATTGCACGAAATGGCGGACACTTACGATCGCGAATACTATGCCGCGTTGCTATGGCACGAACATGATCGCAGTTGGATGAGCATGGGCGAAGTGTTGGAAGTAAAAGCCGAAGATGAAGGCGAAGAAACCAAACTTTACGCCGTCATTGCCCCGAATTCGAAGTTAGTAAACATGAATAATTACGGCATGGGGTTATTTTCAAGCATTGAAATCATGCCGAATTTTCGCAATACCGGCAAAGCCTACTTGTTCGGGCTTGGCATCACAGACACACCGGCAAGCGTGGGCACAACAAAACTAGAGTTATTTAGTAACAACCTACCAAAATCGGCGCAAGTGGGCGAATTTGTCAAATTCGACTTTGCATTGAGCAACACCGACAACGCAGAAGAAAAAGCGAAAAACACGTTATTCGCCGCGTTAAAACAATTCTTTTCTTTTTCCGCCGAGGGTAAACCCGCGCCGGAAGAACCACCTAAATCCGATAACAATAATAATAAAGAGGACTACGAAATGGATCAAAAACAAGTTGATCAAATTGTTGCCGCCGTAAATGGTTTGGGCGCGAAAATTGACAGCCATTTTTCCGCACAGCCGAACCCGACAGAGCCGCAAGAACCGGAAGAACCGAAAGGCGGTGAAACTGTATCGAAGGAGCAATTTAATCAGTTGCAAAACGAATTTAACGCATTGAAAGAACAGTTCAACGCGTTAAATAAAGAAGTAACCCCGGTGCCTAGCGGTGAACCCGCAGGAAACGGCGAACATGAATTCAAACTAACAAAAGGTATTTAACCCATGGATATGCAGAAATATTACGCATTTGCCGCCGCCGTTGCCGCTTACTACAAAGTGCCGGTCGATTCCGTTTTACGTGGTGAGAGCTTTAGTCTTGAGCCACCGCAAGCGTCTGATCTTGCAGACAATATTCAACAACGCTCCGACTTTTTAAAGCAAATTAATATGTTCCAAGTGGAAGATATTAAAGGTAAAAAATTGATCGGCGCAAACGAAAAAGGCATTACAGGTCGTAAAAAAGATGGGCGCTATTTGGCGACATTAAGCCACGATCAATTCGGCTATGAATTAGCGGAAACCGATTCCGGTGTATTAATTCCGTGGGCAATGTTTGACAGCTTTGCACGTCACAAAGAAAAACTTGAGGCGTTATACGCGGAGTTTGTACAAACCCAAATTGCATTAGATATTTTGCAAATCGGTTGGCATGGTGCAAGCGTGGCAGAAAACACCACCAAAGCCGATTTATCCGATGTGAACAAAGGTTGGTTAAAACTATTAGCCGAACAAAAATCCGAAAACTTCTTAACCCAAGGTGCAACCGCCGGCAAGATTAAGATTTTCGGCGATGGTGCAGACTATGCCAACTTAGACGATTTGGCTTTTGACTTAAAACAAGGCTTACACCAACGCCACCGCGATCGTAATGATTTAGTGTTCTTGGTGGGCGCGGATTTGGTCAGCAAAGAAACAAAACTCATTCAAAAACAACACGGGCTAACCCCAACCGAAAAAGCGGCATTAGGTTCACACAACTTAATGGGTTCTTTCGGCGGCATGAACGCGATCACCCCGCCAAACTTCCCGGCACGTGGTGCGGTTGTTACAACACTCAAAAACTTGAGCGTATATACACAAGCGAAAAGCGTGCGCCGTGCGTTGCGCAGTGACGAAGATAAGAAAGGTATTATCAACTCTTACTATCGTCAAGAAGGCTATGTCGTGGAAGATTTGGGCTTAATGGTCGCAATCGATCACAGCAAAGTGAAGTTAGATAAAGAGGCTTAATTAAAAATGGGAATGCGTGAATTTCAGGCGCAAATGCGGGCATTACAGCAAATCGAAAAAAGTGCGGTCGATTCGGCAGCACAATCGGCGACCGTGCAACAGCACGGCACGGATTACGATGTGCTTTGCATTGCATTGACTAACGACGTCAATAAAATTCGCGCTTTCCCCAGTTTTGAATTAAAAGCCGAGTACAAGCGGGATGTATTTTTGCCTAAATGGATGCCGTTTGTTGAGGAGTATTTGGCAAAAGGAATCGTTTACCAGAATGATTATTTGGCTTATTGCATTATTTATTCTTTTGATGTCGGTGATTTTGATACCGCCCTTAGATTGGCTGATCTTGCTATCAAGCAGAACCAATCGCTTCCGGAGCGTTTTAAATCTAAGTTACCGACTTTTGTCGCTAATCAAATCTATGATTGGACGGATAAAACAGCAAGTGCGGGCTATTCGGTCGAGCCCTATTTTTCACAAACTTTGCAAAACGTGGCGACCCAGTGGCAGTTGCACGAAACCATCACAGCAAAATGGTTAAAAATGGCCGCCGCACTACTGTTACGAAACAATCAAGGAAAAGTCCATGCCGCAAGCATGGACGACCCGGAACGCTTGGAATTGGCGGTGAAATTATGTAACCGCGCATTCCAACTTAACCCGAAATCGGGTGTTAAATCGCTCATTGAGCGGTGTCAAATGCGCCTTGCAAAATTACACAAGGACGCAGGATCGGATTCCCCCCTAGAGGTCGGCCTAAGCTTGGAAACGCAAGAAATTGATTTTTCCTTGGTCGTTGAAAAACTTCGCGCCGACCCTCTTTCCGATGTCAAGAATAGGGGCGCGAATGTTTAACGGCAGAACGCAAGAATATGATGACACGACGATCGAAAATAGCGGTTTTTGGCCGGAAATAGAGATTGCCGAGTTTCAAAAGCAACGGGCGATTCCGTTGCAAATACCGAATGAAATGCTGAAATCGGTATTAATCGCCGCTATGCAGGGCGTGAATATCGACTTGCAAAGCGTCGAAAAAGACTACAAAGGACAAGGCATTAACCGAGCGGCAGACATCAGCACAGACCGCATCAACGGCGAAAATCACGCAGAAACACTGTATAAAAAAGCCGTTTTTGCCCGCGCTAAAGCCGAGTTATTGCCCGAATTTAACGTGCTTTCGAGCCGCGAAATTCACACCAACCGCGAATATGCGGACGAACAAAAAAGCCTGTTAGCGGAAGCAACGCACGCGATCCGCACGCTAAAAGGCAAACGACGGGGATCGGTATGGCTAATCTAAAGCGGAAAATGCTTTATCAGCAATTAACCGATTTTTTGTTGAGCAAACTACCGAAACGTTACCAAGCCAATTTTGAATCTTGGATCGAAAACGGAAAATTGATTAATCAAGGCAAGCAAGTCACCGAAAACGGCGTAGAGATTGCGCATATCAGTTACGACGCGGTGTTGTTTTTTAACGAATTCCCGTTTGTTGAAATCCGCCCCGATTATTTAATGGCATGGGTGCAAATTTGGCTCAACGATAACGACCCAATGCGCGACAACTTAGATCAATATGAAACGGATTTTGACATTGAAATGGTCAGCGACGAACTGGCGGATCTCACGTTTACGATTGCGTTTCAAGAACCGCTCACCGCCGTCAAAGATTCGGCGGGACAGTTGGAAATCGACGGCGAAAGATACCGCTTGGACGAGATCGAAATTTTAACGGCGCAAGAAATCGAGATCGAAACGGATGTAATCCATGGCAAAGATTTTAATCGGGTTGAAACCTGAAACTGTAAAGCGGTTTAAAGAAACTATGATGTATTTGCGACTAACCCCGCAAATGCGAAAAAAAGTGATGCAAAAGGCTTTGTGGCGAATGAAGGACGTCGCAAAGAAAAACGTTAGCGCACAAAAAACACCGGACGGAAAACCGTGGAAACCAAGAAAACGCCAAGAAAAAGGCGTTAGAAAAAATCGAATGCTTAAAATGCGGGCTAAATACCTTAACTCAAAATTAGAGCAACAAGGCAATGTCGGAATCTTGCATTACACCGACACCAAGGGGGCAGAGATTGGCGCAATTCATCAACGCGGATTGACGGTAAATGTTGAGCAAACCGCAAAGGATAAAAAAAACCTTGAAAAAATACTTGCGCAAAATAAAGAGCCGGCAACGCCACAGCAAGCTAAACGATTAAAAGAATTAGGCTACACCGCTACGAAAGGCGGGCGGGGTAAAAATGGCAAATTAAAACGAAAGAAAGCCACTGGGCGCGATATTCGTTCGAGTTTGTCGAAAGGTCAAGCGGGTTTAATTATTCGCATGATGGAGAAAAAACAGGGGATAAATATTCGGCGCGGGCTGAAATCTTACAAAATGACAGCAAGACCATTTTTAGATGAGGACGAAACACGCAATGCCGATATTATCACTGAAGAATTATTAAAAGCCTTTGCCGAAAGTGGATATCACTTACAACCATAATAAAAAAACGAGGATCTATTTATGGCATTCCCATCAGTCCAAATTAACGCCCTTAATCTTTTAAGCGGCGAAACAAAAGAAATCGAACGCTTGGCGTTATTTGTCGGCGTCGGCACGAAAAATGTCGGAAAACTGACCGCACTTACACCGGATAGCGATCTAGATAAAGTGTTCGGCACAGCCGACAGCCCGCTAAAAAGACACGTCAAAGCGGCGATGTTAAACGCGGGTCAAAACTGGTTTGCTTATGCGTACATCGCAAGTCAAGACGACTATGATTTTCCAAAAGCTGTGCTTGCCGCAAACACCACTGCGTCTTTTGAATATTGCGTCAATACCTACACAACAGGCATCGACAAAGAAAAAATCAACAAATTGCAGGAGACTTACGCCGAATTATTGACGAAATTGGGGCGCAGAACCTTTTTTATTCAAGCCATTGATCCGATTAATGCTGACAAGTCCGACGGCGAAACATGGGATCAATATGTGGCGAAACTGACTACGTTGCAACAAACCATCGTCGCGGATCACGTGATGTTAGTGCCGACATTATTCGGCAACGAGGCGGGCGTGATTGCAGGTCGTTTAGCCAATCGTGCCGTGACCATTGCCGATTCGCCGTGCCGCGTGCAAACGGGCGCATTGTTAGATTTAGGCAGTGCGGAAAAACCGAAAGACAAAGACGGCGCGGAAATCACACTGGCGCACTTGAAAGCATTAGAAATGGCGCGTTACTCCGTGCCTATGTGGTATCCGGATTATGACGGTTATTACTGGGCGGACGGTCGCACATTAGACGCCGAAGGCGGTGATTACCAAGTGATCGAATATGTGCGCATCGTGGATAAAGCCGCGCGCCGTATCAGATTACAAGCCATTGCGAAAATCGGCGACCGCTCGTTTAACTCAACAAGCGCAAGCACCGAATATCACAAAACCTATTTTTCCGCCGTGCTACGAGAAATGAGCAAATCCGCAACCATCGCGGGTAAAACGTTTCCAGGTGAATGTATGCCGCCGAAAGAAGGCGATATTGAAATCGTGTGGAAATCAAAAACCAAGGTGGCGATTTATATCAAAGTTCGCCCGTATGACTGCCCGAAAGAAATCACGGTAAACATTTTCTTAGATTTAGAAACTTTGGGAGATCAATAAATGAGCGTAGAAAGAATTAGTGGGATGTCGTTTGACTTCTTTATGTTGGGTGAGCCGATTCACGCCGAAAGCGCAAGTTTAAGTATTACCGACAATTCAGGTGTGGCGCAATCGCACGGCGTGCCAGATGGTTGGGTGTCAGGTGATGTATCCGCCGAAGGTGAAATTGAATTAGATTCTAAAAACTTTGCCAAGTTGTCCGCCGTGGCGGCAACCGTCGGCAGTTATCGCGACATTCCGACGACGGATTTTGTTTACTTTGCCCAACGCGGTGGCGTGCGTGACAAGGTGGAATCCTTTGGCAATAAATTGATCTTAACCGACATTATTAACATCGATCCAAAAGGCGGCGCAAAATCCACGAAAAAAATTAAATATTTCGTGACAAGCCCCGACTTTGTGAAGATTAACGGCGTGCCGTACTTGTCCGCAAGCGACACCCGCGATCTGATCGGTTAGTGGTTTTAGAGGAGCGACCGCCAATAACAACAATAATAAAGTGCGGTCGTTTTTCTAAATGTTTTTAGGAATCGAAAAAAATGTTTAACAGATTACAAGAATCCGTGCCATTTATCGGATCGATTATTGCTTTTTTTTCGGGGTTGCAGTTAAGCGATTGGGGCAGTTTAGCCGGTATTTTATTTGGTGCAGTTACCGTTGTTATTACTTATAAAAAATACAAAAAAGAAATGGCACTCAGGGAACGTGCGCTTGCCGTACGCGAACGCGAAGCCGCTTACAAAATGATTATGGCGAAAATTGACGCTGTTAAACACGGGGTGCCGGTGAATGAGCTTACGTAAAAAAATGATTTATTGTGCCGTGGGCGCAGTGCTTGCGTTGTATGCAACACAAAAAGCCCCGGAAGGATTAGAAACCCGAACAAGCGAAAACGGCGCGGCGTTGGTAACAAATGCCGAAAATTGCACATTAACCCCGTACAAATGCGCGGCGGACAAATGGACGAACGGCGTCGGCAACACGCACGGCGTGAATCCGTTAAAACCCATTACGATGGATCAAGTGGTGATTGATTTACGGCGCAATTTGAAAACCGCCGAAACCTGTGTAAATCGGCATTTCAAAGGCGAGAAATTAAACCAAAATCAATTTGATGCAATGGTGTCGCTTGTGTTTAACGTCGGGTGCGAAAACGCCCGCACGTATTACAGCAAAGCGCAACAAAAACGCGTGCCGACCACGCTTTATAAATTAGCTCAGGCGGAACAATTTAATTTGATGTGTATGCGTATCACGGATTTTTCACGGGCAGGCGGCAGAGTTTTAAAAGGCTTGGTCGTACGACGCGAACAAGAACGCCGCCTTTGTCTTGGTTTGGAGAAGAAATAATGCCTTATGTTATCGCCGTTTTAGTGGGTTTGTTGTGTGTCGTAATGGGATTTTCGCAACACTATAAAAACGAGTTACAAGCCAAATCCGCCGAGTTAGTCAGCATCCGCGAAACCAACGCGCGAAACGTGGCTATGTTGGCAAACTATCAGTTACAAGCCGCCGCACTATCTGCGCAAATGAACGAATTAAACGAATTGGCGCAAAGCCGTCAAGCACAATTAGACGAGGTATTAAACCATGATCAAAATCAAACTTGGACTAATCAGCGCGTGCCTGATGACATTAATCGCCTGTTCGAAAAACGTAACGCCACAACCGCAAAAGGTGCAGTTGATTTGCCCGCAAACCACGGAATGCCGAGCAATCACAACAAAGACGCGCACTAACGGGCAACTGGCGCAAAGTTTAAAAAACGCATTAGACATGATTGATGTGTGCTTAGTCGCGCATCAATCGACGCAACAATGTATCGCAAATTTTAACAACCAGTAGAAACAACAAGGAAAACACAAAATGACCGAAAAAAATACCGCTCAATCATTACTTGAGAAATTGACCGCAGGCGCGAAAAACACCGTCACTATCAATATCCAAGGCGTGGAGTTTACGTTTAACAAAGACGCCGCCGCGTACGATTCGATGATTAACGAAATTGAATCCGGCAATAAAATCACGCCGATCAAAGATTACTTATTGGCAATCGTTGAGCGCACACAACGCGACGAATTATTGAGCATTATCAACGTGCCGGGCTTGGCGTTAAAAATCGCCGGCACCATCAATAAAGTGTTAGTGCCGGAAATCGAAGTTACCGTAAAAAACTAACGGCGCGGGTAGAAGCTATTGAGCGCAACGGCTTATCACAAGCGATTGCGCTCCGTATGCACTACTTGCCGCACGATGACAACAGCGAGATCAATCTTGCTCGTGCAATTTGGCTAAACAAACAACACTTTGAAAATTTAGCCGATGCCGTGGCAAGCGGTATCGCAAAATGTTTTTAACCTTTCTTTTTGAGTTTTACGCATGGCAGTTCAGGGACTTGAATACATCATCAGCTTAACGGATCAAATTTCAGCGCCCCTCAAAGGCGTAATGAAATCCCTTGATGACGTGGGCGCCCGTGGTGAAAAAGCCATGCGTAAAATCGCGTATGGCGTTGCGGGTGTTGTTGCCGCAGGCGCATCACTCAAAGCCGCATTAGATCCCGCCATTGACTTTAACCGCGCCTTAAACGAAATCAAGGCAACAGGAAGAAGTGAGGCAGGACTTAACAAGATTACCGACTTTGCGTTGGATTTCTCCGCCACTTACGGCGGGGCGGCGACGGAAGTCGTCAACTCCACAAACGAGATCGCCCGCGCCATCGACGGGCTGACCGACAATGAATTAATCGCATTTTCCCGCAGTTCAAACATTTTAGCCAAAGCCACCGGTTCCGACGTCAAAGCCATGGGGTCTTATATTTCCCAGTTGTACGGCATTTTTGGCGACGAGGCGGCAAAAATGGGGAAAGAAAAGTGGGTAGAACAAATTTCGGCACAAGCCACCGTCACCGCGAACAAGTTTAAATCGTCGGGCGAATCATTAATGCAGGCTTACACCAATTTGGGTTCTATCGCGACGACACACGGGATTAAATCCGCCGAACAATTTGCCGTGATTGGTAACTTGCAAAATGTTTTTGAAGGCGGTCTTGCAGGGACAAAATACGCCGCTTTTTTAGGCGGTGCAGTGAAAGCTCAAGATAAATTGGGTTTATCTTTCCTTGATTCACAAGGAAAAATGCTATCCATGATTGATATTCTGGAAAAAATTAAAGGAAAGTATGGAACTTTAAAGGAAAATTCTAAAGCTTTTGATGAATTGCAAAAAGCCTTTGGTACAAAAGAAGCGGCCCTTTTAATTTCAAATTTATTGCCGAAAATTGATTCTTTGAAAGCCGATATTGCCGAAATCGACAACATGAAAAGCCTTGATGAAGCTATGGCGATTTCTAAAACCGTGACGGATTCATGGATGCGCTTTCAAGCCATTTTCAAAAATATCCAAATCGCCATCGGCACGCAGATTTTAAAAAAACTTGAACCGATCATGAACCGCATTGCCGACATGGGACAAGAATTTACTAATTGGCTTCGGACTTATAAAAACATCGCCCGTTGGATCGGCTATGTAGTTGGCGCGTTGCTTGGTTTTACCGGATTGACCGCCGCACTCACTTTGATTTCGGGCGTCGTCGCCGCGATCGGCGTGGCGTTTAGTGCAATCTTAGGCCCGATTGGGGCAGTGATTGCGTTGATTGTTGGGCTTGGCGTGTTGATTTATAAATTCCGCGCCCAATTCGCCGCATTCATCGGCGGATTTATCTCGGGCTTTAAAGCCGTGGGCGTGTCGTTCGACCCGCTATTTAACGCTTTTAACCTTGTTTGGGGTGCGATTAAAAAAGTGGGTGCGGCAATCGGGCGAATTATCGCGTTATTTAGCGGCGCATCAAGTTCGGCTTACAGTTTCCAGCAATTTGGCATTGACGTGGGCGTGGCGGTTGCGAGTGCACTGAATTTAATTATTAGCGTAATTGAGCTAATCGCCACTCAGATCGCCAACGTGGCGGATATTTTCGTTAGCGTCGGGGATATTCTGATCAGTACGTGGCAAAACGTGGTTGCAGGTTGGCAAAACGGCGACCCAGTGCAGATTTTCGGCGCGTTATTTAACGGCTTATTAAGCATTTTTGACACCGTCACGGGTGGCATTAAAAAAATGTTTATTGATACGCTTAACTGGCTGATTACCCAAGCGAACAAAGTTAGCGGCTTAATCGGCATCGAAATTCCGCTTATTCCAACCATGCAGACCACGCCAGGCGGAAGCCTAAACGGAATGCAGGGCGTCGCGGGTATTGCGGGCGCGGCGATGTCGTTGCCTAATCTGGCAAGCGGTGCCACCGCCCAGCCGCAAAGTGGGCAAATCTTGCCACTGCCGCAAGCGGCACAACCAAAACTTGAGCAAATGCAACCGGGCACCATCAGCAAAACTGTCGCGCAAAATCAAACTACGGATAAATCGTTGAAGATTTACGGCGGCATTACGATTAACGCCAACGATCCGCAACAGTTCGAACAGTATTTGCGCGATAAACAGCAACTTGCGGCGGGGTAAGCTATGGCGGGTAAACTCTATTTAGATTTATGGATTAACGGCGAGGATTTGACGCTAGATAGCGGCAATCAACCGATGATTTGCGATAACCGCGTGTCGATTGCGCAAGACGTCAAACACGCGATTTTAGAAAGCGGCTTAGCGACGTTATTAATCGCCGAACGGAGCCGCATTTTGCGCCGCGATATTATTTTGCAAATCGTGCTTTTAGCAGAAGAAGACACGCGATTAATACCCGGCACTATTTTTATCGAAGAAGAAACACTAGGCCGCTTGCGCTTAACCGCCGAAACTTACGATTTCGGCAAAATCGACAATATGGGGATCAATTTAAATGAGTGATTTTAAACAAATGCTAGCGGAAACGGGGTTGCCGGTTGAAGAAACGCAGATCCGTCAAAAATTTGAAGAATTAACCGCAGAAGAAAACATTATCACCAACACGTCGAAAATGTCGCCCTTTTGGCGGCTGATTACCGCGATTGCGGTTAAACCCGTGAAATGGCTTACCGATCATTTAATCGCCGAAATCTTACCAAATCTATTTGTTAAAACCGCAAAAGAAAAATGGTTACAGATCCACGCGTGGGCGATTGGTCTTGATTTTAAACAAGCTACGAAAGCAGAAGGTGTGATCCACTTCACAAAAGAAAGCGACATCACCGAATTAACGATTAAAGCGGGCACGGTAGTACAAACGGAACGCATTAATGACGTAATTTTCCGCCTAATTGTGACGCAAGACACCACAATTCCAAAAGGGATGCTTTCCGCGCCCGTGCCGGTTATTGCCGAAAACGCGGGGGCGGATTACAACTTGGCTTCGGGCTATTACCGAATTTTACCCGAATCGATTGCGGGCATTAAGACCGTCGAAAACAAAGACGATTGGTTGACTACACCGGGTTCTGACCGCGAAACAAACGAAGAATTACGCGAACGTTATCGCACTCAATTTTCAAGTGTTGGCCAACACCATATCGACAGTGTTTATCGCGGTATGATCTCTAAAGTGGCGGGATTATCCGTTGACCGCATTTATTTTAAACATGACGCGCCACGCGGGGCGGGCACGGCTAACGCGTATTTATTGCTTGACACGGGCGTAACCAGTCAACCTTTTATCGACAAAGTGAATCATTACGTGCAAACCGAGGGAAATCACGGACACGGCGATGATTTAATTTGCTTTGCTATGCCGGAAACGCAACACGTGATCACGTGCGGCGTGTATTTTCGACCGTCGCAAGCTATCGGCGAGATTCGTAAAGCGGAAATTGTTGCCGAAGTGGAAAATATGATTCGTTGTGCATTCCGCGAAAACAACAATTACAGCGTGACGAAAACTTATCCATTCAGCCGTTTTTCTTGGTCGAAATTAGGCGAAGAAATCCACGATAGATTCAACGAGATCGATTCCATTATTTGGGGGCAGACGGATATTCAAAGCGATCTATCCATTCCGCGTGTTTCGCGCTTAACGGTGAGCGTGCAAAGATGATGATTAAACTGCCATTTTGGATGGATAAAGGCGAGCTAAATAAAATTGCCGTGCTATTTGGCAAATGGTGGGACTACGTACAAAGTGCGGTCAAATTTCCGTTTGCAATTTTGGACGAAGAAAAATGCAATGAACGTATTTTAAATTTGATCGCTTATCAGCGTGACGTTGAACGGTTTGAAAACGAGCCAATAGAACTTTTCCGCAAGCGCGTCAAATATGCCTTTATTAATGCCAAAGACGCCGGAAGCAAAGCAGGCTTTATTCGAATTTTTGAAAGGTTGGGGATCGGTTACGTCGAAATCGAGGAACGATTTGATCTCGAAAATTGGGATGTGATCAAAATCAGATTAAGTGATTCGCAACTTGCGAAAAATATCGACTTACTGAATTTAATCATCCGTAAATATGGCCGCACTTGTCGCCGCTATACATTCGAAGTGATCACCGCCGAAACGGTGACGATACATCACGGCGAATTTGAGCACGATTATCAAAGTTTTTATATCAAAGTGAACACATAACAACAATAAAAAGGTGTTTTATGGCAAGTTTAATCACTCCGCAATTTGAACAATATATTGCACAGCAAACAATCAACAAAGGCACAGTTGTTTTTGATGAATTTATTTTTGCAAATATCCCCGGCTTGACCGCTGAAAATTTAAAGAATCATTTAACGATGCCGCAAGCGGAGCACATTGTGCACCGTCAAGCCGTATTGCAAAGCGGCGTTATTAATGAAAATGCGGTGGTTTATTCGGTTACCATCGGCACCGAAGTCGGCGATTTCGATTTTAATTTTATCGGCTTGATCAATAAGTCTAAAAATATGCTTGCCGTTGCTGTGCAAACGAACCAAGTCAAGAAAACCCGCAATAAAAACAACGTGCAGGGCAACAGCATTACGCGCAACGTCTTGTTAGAGTTTAGCGGCGCAAAAGCATTAACAAATATTAATGTGGCCGCACAAACGTGGCAGATTGATTTTACCGTGCGTTTGCACGGAATCGATGAAAAGATCCGCTTAACAAACCGCGATTTATACGGCCGCGCCGTATTTTTTGATGATAGTTTTTTAGTCAAACGCAAAAGCGGCAATGATTACACCATCGATCCGGGTGTCGCATACGTGGAAGGCGTGCGCGCCAATATGATCGCACTTGAAAACATTAATGCCGCAAATTTGCCGTGCTCCATTTATTTGGATGTGGTGCATCATTGCACCGTCACAGGAGCATATGAAACCGAAATCAAGTTTTTAAAGGTCAGCAAGACAGATTACACCGACACCACAAACCGCCCGCATTATGTGCAAATTTTGGCAGATATTGACAAAAACGGCGTCGTAACAGACCGCCGCTTGCTATCGCCATTTTTAGGGATCAACCCGCTAGACTTGGACGACACCACGTCAAATAAAGCGGACAAAAAGGGACATACGCACCGCTTACCGTTGGCGAGCCTGATTAAACGCGGGATCGTTAAGTTATATTCCGGTTATGATTCCGACGCCGAAGATATGGCGGCCACGCCGAAAGCCATTAAAACGCTGAAAGCGTTTATCGACGCGATCACCCGCAATTTAGGCAACTACATCCCGAACAGCAAAAAATCCTCACGAGTTGACAGCAACAGCGCGGACGACGTGGCGACCAGTGCCGCAGTTAAAAAGGCATACGACAAAGCAGAATCAAAATGGACCGCCCAACCCGCGACAGAAACCACAGCGGGCATTTTGCCGATCTCACACAAAAACGACGGTACAGCCAAGGACAAATTTGCATCCGAATTTGCCGTAGGTGAAGCCGCGAAAAAAGGATTGCCAGTTGGTGCAATTGTTTCGTTTCCGACTGCAGTAACAAATCCTAACGGATTCTTACGCGCTAACGGCTCAACGTTTAACGCGTCTGCATTTCCTGATTTGTTTAAAGTGTTGGGTAACTCAAACGTATTGCCGGATTTAACCCGTAGTGACGTGGGGATGACGGCATATTTTGCAACAGATGCAATCCCAAGCGGTTGGATTGCGTTTGATGACATTGCAACAAAAGTAAGCGCACAGACTTACCCCGAACTATACCGCCACTTAGTCGATAAATACGGCTCAATTTCTGCAGTGCCAAAAGCCGCGGATAGATTTTTGCGTAATGCCGGCAATGGGCTATTTGTGGGGCAAACGCAAGATGACGCCATCCGAAATATCAAAGGCGAAATTAAAGCAGGAGAAAGGGGCGACAGAAACACGCAGTTTATCGATAAACTTTCGGCAACTGGACCTTTTGGGAGAATTGAGGGGGGTAAAAATTACACCTCAGATCACGGAACACAAGGAGGAGCCGAGGTTTGGGGGGTTGATTTTGACGCATCGAGAGTAGTCCCCACAGCAGATGAAAACAGACCAAAATCACTTGTATTAAAACTTTGCATCAAAGCGCTAAACAGCTTTGATGATGTGCGATTTTGGATTAAATCGCACGGTGAGGTAGTCAATATTGGTGCGTTAGATGCAGGACGGCTAGCGCAAGGGTTGCAAGATAAAGCTAACCTCAATCATACGCACACAGTATCTGATATCGTTGATTTTAATAGCGGCGTGACAACATTAATCAAAAATGTAGTGCGTAAAAACTACTCCCGCACAATCAAAGGCACGCGTGCAGATTGGGACAATGGGACAAGCAAAAGCATTAACATCACGGGTTATACCGAGGTGTATCCAGACGGCAGAATTGTTCAATTTTTTCACTTGCAAAATTTCCGGGTTAACTGGTTTGCACTTGAAAAAGCAGTCGGTGGCTCAAATAGATGCCCGGAAATCCCGGTAGAATTATGGACGACAATGCCGCAAAAAATAACGTGGGCCGAGGCAACATTATCCCGAACAGAAGGTACAGGCGTTACGTCACAAGTAACGACCGAAGCCGAAGCCGCAGAATGGATTAGACCGCTGTGGGCATTTGAAAAACAAGGCGACATAAAAAACAGATTAAGCTTTTGTGTTAAAAGATGGACGGGCGGCGCAGAAGAAGCGCTGGATATGATGATTAAAGTCGAGGGTTATTAATATATGTATTTGCTAAACATCATTGATAAAGACGGGCATTTTGAGTTGATTGATAACGATTTTATTGGACTTTACAACATTAACAAATCAACGCTCATTGAGCTGACAGACGCACAATATCAGCAATATTTAGCGATTAGCGGCGATAACATTACATTTAAAGACGGGGCGTTTCATGCCCGCCCATTGCAACCATCAGAAGCACACGAATGGGACGGCAAAGCGTGGGTGATTTCACCGCAGAAACAGACCGCACTTTTGCAAGAACAGCGTGAAACCATTCGAGCCAAAATCAACAAACTGCGCGATGAAAAAACCGCAGGTGGTGTGTATGTGGAAAGTATTGGGAAGTGGTTTGATTCTGATGATAAAGCCCGCGCCAATGTAATTGAACTGAAAGCCGCGTTTGATGTGTTGGGGGATGAAGTCGTGCCATGGACGACCTATGAAAATGATGTCGTTATGATAGACCACGAAAAAATGAAGGCACTTTTCAAAGAATTAAAAGATTCCAAGTTGCACAATCACCAAACGGCGACACAGCACAAACTGGCACTGGAGAAGTCAACAGATCCATTAAACTATGATTATTCAACCGGATGGAGTAAAACCTATGCAGACCAAGAAAATTAAAACATGGGGCTATCATGTTTTGGTCGCCATCGACCAACTTTTTAACGCGTTGATCGGCGGCGCGGCGGATGAGACATTGTCAAGCCGCACGTATCGCGGTGCAATGTTAGCAAAACAACCGCGCAAGCGTTGGCGCGTGTTATATCGCGTAATTAATGCCTTGTTTTTTGACAAAAATCACTGCAAAACGGCATATGAAAGCGAAGTCACTCGCCGCCAATATCCCGCGGAATTTGAGAAAATTTAGGGGATAGCATGGGAAAAGCCATCATTAACTTAAAAGCGCACCGCAACGCGGACTGTGAATATCAAATCGAAATCGTCGAAGTGTTTAAAAACGCCGTCGGCACGACAACAGAAGAACCGGTAAACTGGAGCGATTGCCGGTTTGATTTGCACATCCGCCCGAACCGCCGCGAAGTCGTCAAACTCTCAAGCACGACGGGCGACATTAGCATAACGGGCAATGTGCTGACGATTAAACTTGCGCACGACAAAACGCGCAGCGCCACGTGGCACACGGCGGATTATGATTTACAAGTAACCACCGCAGACGGAAAAATAAAATACCCGATCGGGGGCATTGTGGAGCTTGAACATAACATTACTGACACAAGCGACGGTGCGGGATAATGGAAAAGCTAAAAGTAACATTGCGCCCGCAAACAGCACACAAAGCAAAAATACAGCCATTTACCAATGAAACAAAAATAATCGAGGTGGATAAATCCAAGCCGCATTTAGCGGAGATTGTAAAAGCATTAAAAAGCAAAGGTGTTGATTCAGCGGGTGACATTGCAAAAGTCGCGGATGATATTGCGCAAATAAAGACGATAAAAGAGATTGATCCAAACGAAATTTATAAAGTCTCTGAAAAAGAAACCGCATTAAAGTTTGATTTAACAAAAGACATTTATACCAACGTGAGCGGAAATGACATCCCATACGTGGGATGGAGCATTACTAATTACATCGATATCGGCGGCTTTGATTACATCAGCATGCTAAACGGCTCCGTGCCGTACTCATGCTATTACGACAAAAACAAGGCACCACTTGGCGTTATGGCGTCGCAAAAATACGATAAATGCCCACCGGGCGCGAAGTTTTTGCGTATTTCCAACGCAACCCCCGCCATGAATAACCTAGAGGTTAAAGGCGGAAAATTTGTTATTGTGGGTAAATAAATATGTGGAAAAAACAACAATTAAAACTCTCCCCGCAAGCCAAAAAAACACTTGATGACGCACAAAAGGGGATAATTTCCCCTTTTTCGCTATCAGTTTCCGGCACAAAAATCGGGGTGCACAATTGGACGCACGGAATTGAAGAAAAATCGAATCGTTATTTATCGCCGGAAAACGCAGTGAAAGCGTTAGCCGCAAAATTGATCGACTACGGCGATCCGAACCGCCCGACAGGAATGCAGGACGTCGTTGCGATCATGGTGACAAGTGGCAACATTGAACAGTTTATTGCGGATTTAGACAAAGTGCGGGTGCTTTTGCCCGAGCCTTGTTTTAAGCAAGCGTATGACTACGCAAAATCAAGCAAAGATTTGCAACAAAGCAAGATGACGAAAACGCCGACAATCGCGCACCCCGCTTTCGGCAACGGCGCGGATATTACGCCCGGTTCAAACCGCATAATGCAAAGCATACTTCGTAACGCCGTGGCAGGCGCGCACGCGATTAAAACGGGCGACCCGTCGGCGGTGATTCAAAATTTGCTAAAAATGAAAGCGGAACGTGAACAACAAAACAAAAAGCAAGTTGACGAACTGTTAAAAACGCAAGTGCAAGTGTGGGCGTTTAGCGCAAGCGATCTTTTAGAGATTGCCGAGGCGAAAATGCGCATAAATGTGCCGTCGGCAGAAAATGTATTTACGGCGTGCGTGATGTACGTCGGCGCCGAACTTGGGGCAATTAGAGGGATGTTAAATGACTAAGAAAAGCCAAGTCGAACGACAATTTGAGCAAGATATGCAAGCGCAACGGGAACAAGAACAGCGCGAGCAACAAGCGAACAAACGCAATCCTAGCGTGCAATTAGCGCTAAACGGCACGCCGATCTATATGCATAATTTAATGACGTCGGTCAGCGTGAAACGCGAACAAAAAGATATGAGCGGCAGTAAATCAAGCACTCAAAAAAGCGAAAAAGGCGTAAAAGCAAAAGAATTGCAGGTCAGCGGCATTATCCCATATGACCGCAAAGAATGGCTAACCACGCTTTTTAATCTTGCTGAAGCGGAAACCGGCAAAGGCGAACAAGCGAAATACCGGGTTTCTTCCGTCACCGCCGAGGCGGTGAATATGCGCGAAGTGCAATTTGCCGACACGGTCAACGCACAAGAAATGGAAAACCGCTTGGCGTGGCAAGTATCCTTCACGTTGCGCGAAGTGAATTCCGTCGCCGAGAAAAAAGAAGCCCGCAAAGCGAAACCGCAAGTTAAAACACAGGGTGAAAAAGCCCCGGTCGCGCAGTCTTCGCAACCGCAAGCGGCAGAACAAGAAGAAAAAGACAAGCGCAAAGGGTGGGCGAAAAATTTAGATGATATTTTAGGTGAGGCAGGCTAATGAAAATCATAAAAACGTGCATCATTGGCGACAAAGAATTAGAGTTGGCCACCGAAAATATTATTTTGGAACTCAATAACACCGGGCGAGGCTTTGTCACCGTGCGTACCGAGGAAAAGTGCACGGGAAAAAGTGCGGTCTTTTTGATGGGCGAATATGACCATTATTATAAATGGTTCGACGGTTTTGTGGAGCGTGAGCAGGACGCCACCGAGGGCTATAAAAAGTTATTCATTCGCGAAAAAGCGGCGATTTTTGAGCGTCCGTTAAGTTGTTCACATCGTCATATTACGTTACGCGATCTCGCAGCATGGATTACGCAACAAACGGGCGTGCCGGTTAAAGTGCCGCAAGCGGATTATGCGGATAAGCCGATTCCGCTTTTTACACATAACGGATCGGGCTATCAGTTGTTGGCTAACATCGGGCGGCAATATCAAATCAAAAACTATATGTGGCAACAATCGGCGGACGGGTCTTTATTTGTTGGTTCGCACGATGATTCCCGTTGGTTCGGCAAAAATATTGAGTTGGATAGCGGGTTGGCGTTGCACAGTGGATCCAATGATATGACGTTGCCGATCATGGCGGCGATTCGCCCCGGTGCACTGATTAACGGCAAAAAAATAAAAAGCGTGACATTGGCAGGTGATGATTACACGCTTGAGTGGGACGACTTAGATAAAAACGGGCAACCGGTGCAAAAAAGCCCGGAACGCCGCCAAATAGAAAAGACGTTCCCCGAATTGGCGGGCGGTTATCACTTGCCTAAATACGCGAAAGTGGTTGGCGTGGCTGACCCGTCGGGCGGCGGCGATATTTCCGACCCGTTCCGCCCGAAATACGCCGTTGAATTGCAATTACTGGACGAAAACGGCAACGAGGATAAAACGGTGCCAGTTTATCCCGCCGTGCCGTTGCCGGTAACAAGCACGGGATCGCAGGGTGGCGATTTTGCGTTCCCCGAAGTCGGCACGATGGTCGAAGTCGGCTTTGCTTACGGGCGATCAGATAAACCGTTTGTCCGCACTATGTTAGCGCAGGGCAAGACGGTTCCCGCCGTGGGCGTGGGCGAGCAGTTAAAACAGCAACGCCCCGAAGTTTACGAGCGCACCGATGCCGCAGGCAACAAAACCCGCGAAACGGATCAACGCATTACTGATAAATCGTTTGAGCGCGTGATCGAAACCGACAGCGAAACCAAACAGATCGGCACGTCACAAAAAACCATTGATTCCGACAGCGTGGAAACCGTGGGCGGGAATAAGTCGGTTCATGTGTTGGGCAATATTGAGGAGGTCACGGCAAGCAATAAAAGCATGGGCGTGGCGGGTTCATTAGTTGAAAAAGTCAACGGCTTAGCACAACGGGTATCAGACGAGAAAAATAAATTTGTCGCGCCGCTAAGTTACATGGGATCCGAAGGGCAGAATATTTTTAGATTGCTTGAGGAAACAATACAGCTTTTGGGCGACGTGGCTAAGACATTAGCAACCCACACACACAAAGGCCCGACACCGGATCAATCAAGCATATTTTCGGAGCAGTCATCCACGGCGATGAAAATCAAAGGAAGATTAACGCCGATCATTGAATAAAAAGAAGACCGCAAAAGTGCGGTCTTTTTTTTGTGATGGAGATCACGAAATAAAAAATAAATTAAAAAATTGAAAATAATGCTTGCATTTATATGTATATTAGCTAATATACATACATCAAAGACAATAAGGAGTACAAAATGAAAACTTTAACAGCTACAACAAAACAACAATTAAACAATCTATTTCTAGTAAAAGGCGATCTAAAAACTCAAGATCACTTATTAGCGGTTTTAGCGCAAATCGCTTTGACATACAGTCATGATTTCACTGCTAAAGATTATGCAGACTTACACAACGTTTCGTTATTGTCTGAAGCGTTTTATTCAAGCGCTGACAAATTCGAAGGAAAACGCAATTTCTGGGTTAAAGAAGAAAACTTATCTCCAAGAATTTACGACGCCGTGTTGTTTTATATCGAAGATCGCGAAGCGGCAAAAGATGAAATCGAATTTGTTTTCCGTACAGTCGAAAACATGGTTGCCGACATTGAAAAAAACTTAAACGCTGATGTGCTTAAAGCAATTAAAGCATTTTTCGATGCTCAAGAAGCAATGGAAGCCGCTATCAAAGCAAGAAAAGAAAAAAAAGCGATTGCTAAAGCTGAAAAAGACATCGAAAAACACAGTGTAACCGCAAAAGTTTTAGGCTTACCTACATTAACCGGAAGCGTAAAACAAATTGCTTGGGCCGAAAAAATTCGTGAAAAATGTTTAGAAATCTATCCGGAAGAAAAAATCGGAAAAGCCGCGAAAACCGCAACAACAGCAAAATATTGGATTGATAACTACAAAAAAGTATTGAACTAATATGAAATTACGAGATTACCAACAAAACATTTTTGAACAACTCATTAACTCCGAAAAGAATGATCTTGTCCAACTTGATACCGGCGCCGGAAAGACGCCGATTATCGCAAAACTGGCAGAACACTATAAGCAAGTTGTGGTTGTCTGTCATCGTAATATTTTAATCCAACAAGCGAGTGACAAACTCGCCGCCTGTGGCGTTACTCACCGTATTTTAGCGGCAAAGGCGCAAAAGAAACTATGCGCACAAAACAACATCGAAAAATACGGAAATCACTACATCAACCCGCGCGAACATATTGTTTTAGTCTCAATAGATACTTGGAATTCGCAGTTTAAGCGTGAATCGCTACACTTTGATTTTAGCAAAAAATACGTTGTGCTAATTGACGAAGCGCATCATTTTGCCGCCGAAAATAAATGGGAATTGCTGAATAACATAATCGGTGGTCGTTGTATCGGATTTACCGCGACACCAATCCGTGCAGACGGAAAGCCACTTATTAAAAAGTTTGATGGTTTTTTCGATCGCATTATCCAAGCCGACGGGTATCAAGACCGCGGAACCGAAAAACTGATTGAGGAGGGATATTTAGCGCAATACCGCGCTTTTATATCTGCTATAAACGGCGTCCCACTTGCAGAATATGAAGACCAAGTAAGACGCGGAATTGAAGTGGCAACAATGGGATATGAAACAGACGATAAAAACGACCGATCTTTAAGACTTGGTGAAACAGTGCTGACAACGTATGAAAAATACGGTAACGGCGGGCAAGCAATCTTAATCTGTCCGCTGATCAATAACGCGATCGAAGAATATCAGAAGCTTAAAAAATACGGTTACAAAGCGGACATAATCAATAGCGAATTGCCGACATACGAAATTCAACGGACACTTAAAGCATTTGAGCGTAAAGAAATTAATATTCTAATTGCGGTAGATATGATTTCGGAAGGGTTTGATGTACCGGATGCCGATTTACTCATTATTGCGCGAAAAATAAGAAGTTTCGGGCTTTATCGCCAAATCTGCGGGCGAGTACTAAGACCACGCCCGGGCAAAGTGGCGCGAATTGTTGATATTGTCGGTTATAGCATAGCCAAGCACGGCTTACCGTCCGATCCGGTTGACTGGGAACAAGAAATAACGCCGCGCAAATACAAAAGATTAGTGATTTGCGACGAATGCGGATTTGTTTATAAGCTCGGCGAATCCTGTTGCCCGGAATGCGGAAGTAAAAAAATAGTCGAAACGAAAGGCAAGGCTTACTTAAATACAAAACTCGTCACAACGGAGATGATCGAAAAGCACCGCCAAGAGCTTGCGCTTTATGAAAAAAAACAGATTGAAGACGAACGAAAAGCAGAGCAAGAAAGACTATTTAACGAAACGTATTTAGATATTGATGTATATTTCGGAAATACGTTGCTAAGCAAGCGCGCGAAAGAATTGTTTAAATATTTCTCGGACGAGTTAAAAAAACAAGTACCGGCGCGCGATTATAACGAGTTTATGAAACGATACTCGAACGAATTTCCCGAGCTTAATTTTTACATACCGTACTTTTTAGAATTTGCGAAAAGCAACGATAAAAAATTGATATCAAGTGCAACAACCGCACTTTATAACGAAAAGAGAGATTGAAATGATCAGAATTTATCACGGAGACGCAGAAGAAATTAAAATGCCACCGGTGGATATGATTTTTACCGATCCGCCGTTTGAAATGAACGGTGCGCAACTAAAAAGCATTTTAGATAAATTTGAGTATCAACACTTATTGTTGATCTGCTCAATGCACCAAGCATTAGAGTTTTACAAGATAACAGAATTAGATTTTTCGTTTGATTTAGTCGTTAGTCATATAACCCCAAAAAAAAGCAAGAATTACGCAATGCCGAATATGTTACACAGCAATATTCTGTATTTTAAAAAGCCAGGTATAAAATCCGCATTTGACCGCCGCCGAGTACAGCGGAACGATGTTTACAGCGACGAAAATAACTATTATTTCCCGTCAATCTTTCACGCGCCGAAAACATCGTTAACGTATAAATATCAAAAAAATCAGAATATGATTAATGACTTAATCGGCAGTTTTGATGTTAAAAGCGTGCTTGATCCGTTCGCCGGAAGCGGTACAACGGCTTACGCATGCGCAGAACACGGAATAGACGCTTATTGCATTGAACAAGACAAATCCGCGTTTGAAATTATGAAAAACAATTTAAGTATGCTATCAATTTTTAACAATTTGGAGATAAACGAATGAGCTATGAGAAGCTGAAAAAGGATAGAAAAAAAGCAATTAGTAGCAATGCCAATACTTACAGCAAGAAGAATTACAAAGACGTATCCATGAAAGTAAAACCGGAAGTTGCCGCCGAATTTAGTGCAATATGCGAAAAAGAGGGAGTATCAAAAGCAGAAATGTTAAGACGATTTATATATAACTATAATTCTTCACAAAATACTTGACATAATTTTAAATTAATGTATATTAGCTAATATACAGACATGAGAACGAGGATTATATGAATACGCTAAAAATTAAATTTGACTTGAGAGAGAAAGTCAAAGGTCGCCACCCTGTCGCAGTGTTACAAGAACATATTGATAATCTTTTCTATGACCCATTTAATTTCGAATTTGAAGATGGCGATATTATTGGACTGAAAGAAAAACTAAACGCATTTAGTAATGACCCGTATTTTGTCTCGATTATCCCGAGAAAAATTGATGAACTGAGAAAAGGTTACTTTTACATCACGGCGACCGTAATGCTAGAAAGAGATGGTGAAGACGTTGGGTTCGTTTGTCAGCACATCGATAGCACTCTCCACGCGTGTAAAGAAGCGATCTTAGTTGAAGGAGAAGATAACGATTTTGATATTTTAAATCTATCTTCAATTTTAAATAGTTTAGAATTATTCAATGCTGACCACCGCGGCTATTTTTACGCGCGTTATTTGGTGCCGAAATATTATAGAGTATTTGATGTATAGGTTGATATTGCGGCACTGCTAAGACACACAATAAGCGAGACCCTAGGCAATGCCTAGGGTTTTTTATTGTTCGCGTAAAATATAAGTTACTGATTAATAATAAATAATTGAATAAATCGCGGTTAATTTGCATTCCGCGTTAAATTTTTACGTAAAAAAGCACGTCACGTAAAATCCACTTCCCCTCCCGCCGATTTTGCAAAAAAAAATCGCGTTTTTTCAGTTAAATTTCATCGGTGAAACCTTGCCGCAAAAGAGATCTATAAAAGATCTTGAATGAAAAAATTTCACATTTTTTCAGCGGTTTTCAGTTAAAAAAGATCTTAATTTTTGCGAATGCAACCACATTTTATTGATTTTAAATAAGATTTTGAATTTTACGTGGCGATTTTTCGCATTTTTGACTTACAGTTAAACTGTGGCGATACAGCCACCGGAACAAAATTTAGAACAAATAAACAGGGGAGCAAAACAGCCACTTAACAGCCACTTTGTGAATTTTGGTGGGTCGTGAAGGATTCGAACCTTCGACCAACGGATTAAAAGTCCGCTGCTCTACCGACTGAGCTAACGACCCTAAAGGATTGATATTAAATAAGGATTTTTAAAAGGTGGATTATTTTTAAAATGGTGCCCGAGGCCAGACTTGAACTGGCACGCCTCGAAAGGCGAGGGATTTTAAATCCCTTGTGTCTACCGATTCCACCACTCGGGCTGAGTGATTTACTAACTGCGTTGGATGGTTATGGAGGCGTGTCCCGGAGTCGAACCGAGCTACATGGATTTGCAATCCAGTGCATAACCGCTTTGCTAACACGCCGTTAG